GGTACGGGTGTAAGTGGTGTAACCACAAGCCAGTCTGCCACCTGAAGGCGGTGCCGGAAGTGAACTGCCGGACGTGCCGGTTCAGCGAACCCGTTGCCGACGGCACCTGGGTGTGCGTCAATCCGGTGGCACCCGGCCCGATTAACAAGGCTACCCAGCTCAAGGGGTGCAGCCACTACGAGGTGCGTTGATGGGACTAACTAAGGTTCCGCGCAACTATCAAGTTGCGGCGCATGACTCGATCTATGCCTATTTTCGGGAGAAAAAAGGTAATCCCGTGATTGCGCTGCCCACGGGCACGGGCAAGGCGCTGGTCATTGCCATGTTTTTGATGTCTGTGCTGCGCCAGTGGGCCAGCCAACGCATTTTAGTGCTGACGCACGTGAAAGAATTGGTCGCCCAAAACCATGCGGAACTAAAGGAACTATGGCCCGAGGCCCCGGCCGGTATCTTCAGTGCCGGCCTCGGCAAGAAAGAGACGTACTACCCTATCACATTCGCCGGCATTGCTTCGATTGTGAAGATGCTGCACTTGTTCGGGCGCATTGATCTCATCATCATTGACGAAGCACACCTCGTCAATCCTACCGAAGAGACGATGTACAAGGCACTCATTGAAGAGCTGCTGCTACGCAACCCGGCGCTGAAGGTGATTGGCCTGACGGCAACCCCGTACCGGCTGGGGCATGGGAAGATTACCGAAGACGGCATTTTCACAGATGTCTGCTTCGACATGACAACCATGAAGGCATTCAACTGGTTGCTTGAACAAGGCTTCCTTGCGCCGCTGGTGCCGAAGCAGATGAAGGCGCTGATCGACACCGATGGCGTGGGCCTGATTGCTGGCGAGTTCAACAAGGCGAAGCTTGAACTTGCGGTAAACAAAGACGAGGTGACAGAAGCTGCACTGCGCGAGTGCATGGAGCACGGGCACGACCGCAAGCACTGGCTAATCTTTGCCAGCGGCATCGAACACGCGCACAAGATTGCAGATATGCTAAACTTGATGGACGTCTCCACCGTTTGCGTGCACAGCAATACCAAAGCGTTCCCCATGTCGGACACGCAGCGGGACGACAACATTAAAGCCTTCAAGGCCGGGGCTGTGCGGTGTGTGGTCAATAACAATGTGCTCACAACCGGTTTCAACTACCCTGCCATCGACATGATTGTCATGCTGCGGCCCACCATGTCGACTGTGCTGTGGGTGCAGATGCTGGGGCGGGGGACACGCCCCTGGGAAGGAAAGGAAGACTGCCTTGTGCTCGACTTCGCGCGAAACAGTCTGCGCCTTGGGCCTATCAACGACCCCGTCATCCCGCGCAAGAAGGGCGAAGGCACTGGCGAAGCTCCAGTCAAGCTGTGCCCTTCGTGTGAGACATATGTCCACGCAACACTCAAGATCTGCCCCGAGTGCAAGCACGAATTCATCTTCATGCACAAGCTCGACCAGACGGCGGGCACGGCCGAACTCATCAAGGTTGATCTGCCGATCACCGAAGTGTTTCCGGTTGACCATATGACATTTAGCATCCACATGAAGGCTGGGGCGCCGGAGATGCTGAAGGTGTCATACTACAGCGGGTTGACGAAGGCGTTCTACGATTACGTGTGCATCGAACATCAAGGCTATGCGCGTAAGAAGGCCGAGAAATGGTGGAAGCAGCGTTCGCATGAAAGCGAACAGGTGCCCAGCAAGACGCGCGAAGCGATCGAACTTGCCAGCGGGCTAAGACCGCCGACGCACTTGCGGGTGTGGATCAACAAGAAATATCCTGAGATCATGGAATACTGCTTCGACGGCACGGCGTTCGGCACGCAGCTAGACGACGGCAAGGTGGTTGACATAGTGGTACCGAACGCTGCACCGGCACCGCAGGTGCCCAGCAACTTGATGGATGACGATATTCCATTCTAGGTAGACGGGATGTAACAAGTTGTAATATCGGCTTGTGTGGTTGTCAAGAGCTCTATACAGTGCAACTCATCCGGCTGCAACCGCTGCCGGTGTAACCCGCCAATCACTGGAGTACCCACCATGCAAGCTCAAGCGCAAACCCTGATTCATCCGGTCATCCACTTCAAGCCGCAAGCCAAGTCGAACGCCAAGCGTTTTCTGGTCAAGACCAGCAAGGTCGCCGAAGACGATGTGCCGCTGTACCTGACGCAAGTCGACGGCGAATGGGGCACGTACACCAACGAGGCCGGCGAGCCGATCAAGATCGACAAGCTGGCGGGTGCCGTGGATCGTTCGATCATGCGCGAAATCGAGGCACACGTTTCGCCTGCGCAGGCTGCCGCCGAAGCGCGGGTCAATGCCCCGGCAATCACTACAGCTGACACGCCGGTCACCGTGCAAGCGGCTACCGAAGGCGTCGAGCACGCCATCCCCGACGCGCCGGCTGCCATGGGCGGCTTCAGCGTGTTCAGCGCCCTCGGTGGCGCCCCCGTGCCCGCCGCTGCCACGGCTGCCAGCACCGTCGTGCGCGACGGCAAGGTGGTCGACCCCGACGCCCCTGCCGAACGCACCGACAAGGCTGTGCAAGCCGGCGATACGTGCCCGCTGTGCGGTGCCGACCACGCCAAGCAAACCGCCGCCAACGAGGGCGTGAGCCAGACCTGCGGCGGCTGCGGCAAGACCTACAGCATGGCGACGGGCCGCGAGGTGCGCATCGGCTACAAGCGCGATGACGTCAATCGCGGCTACACCATCGAAAAGAACCGCGCCGAGCAAAACGGCGTGAAGCGACCGAGCGCAGGCACCCTGTGCGGCCAAGTGTGGGCCGCCCTGGACGCGGTGCACGCCACGCACATGCCGGTCGCCGCCGATCTCGACACCATCGCCACGGTCAACAACTGGAACCGGAACAACGTGTCGTGCGAGTTCTACCAGTGGCGCAAGTTTATGGGCATCAAGGGTCGCCAAGTCCGCGCCAAGTAAACTACGAAATTGGCCGGGCAACCGGCTTCGCGCTGCACCGACCCGTGCAAGCGGACAAACTGAAGATCACGAGGTGACCATATGCACGTCCTCATCGACCTTACCAACATGCGCTTCGTATACGCGCACGAGAACCAGCGGCTGCTGTCGAGCCTCTGCCACATCGAGCTCAACGAGTGCGCTACCCTGCTGGGCGAAGGCTGCTCGCAGTACACCTATGCTCGCTTCACTGACCTCGAGCTCAAACTGCTGTACCGCAACACGTTCGGCGTCGACAGCATCTTCGGACGCGGCGGCACCATCCAAGTCATCATGGACAACGTGCCCGACCTGCCGCAAGTCGATGCCGATCCGTACGAAGCCTTGATGCAAGCCGATAGCATTGCGGACAATGACGACTGGCATTACCGATACCTCAAGGGAAGCATGAAGCCCCAGATGCTGGAAGAAGCGTTCACGTACGTGCCGCTGCGCATGAAGCACATCCCAACGCAGGCCCCCAAGCCAGCGGCAAGCCCTGTGGCAGCCCCGCCAGCGGGCGATCGCCCTGCCGTCGGTACCGTACCAGCACCCCGGCCGGCTGCGGCCCCCAGCGCGCCGCGCCAGGGCGGCACCACTGCCATTATTTGGCAGGTTGCCGACGCCATGTGGGAAGCTGCTGGTAAGCCGACCGCACTGCCGACCGTGCTGGCGCTGCGCAAGACCATGATGTCGGAGCTTGAGGCCAAGCACAACGTCAAGAAAACAACGTCGTCAACCTCGCTGGGCAACTGGCAAAAAGCCCGTCTGCCTTGATGGAAGAAAGGGGTTGCCCACTCTGAGGCCAACCCCTAAAGTACGAGTCCTGCATTCAACCGACGCAGCAACGTCACAACCGAAGGAACACCATGAACCACCCGCAACACGCGCAGGCCGCTGCGCCGGCTTCGCAGCCGATCCCCGAACAACTGGCCGCCCAGAAGGCCGCAGCCGACGCGCAAGCCAAGGCCGATGCGGCTGCCGCGAAGCAGGCCGAGAAGGACGCCAAGGCGAAGGAGAAGGCCGAGAAGGCTGCCGCTGCCAAGGCCGAAAAGGAAGCCGCTGCCACCAAGAAGGCCGCCGACGCGCAAGCCGCAAAGGACGCCAAAGCTGCGGAAGCCAAGGCGAAGGCAGACGAGATCGCGAAGAAGAAGGCTGACGCCGAAGCCGCCAAGAAGGCCAAGGAAGATGAGAAGGCCGCCAAGGCGCAGAAGAAGATCGACGACGCGGCTGCGGCCAAGGCCGCCAAGGAAGCGGCGCGCCAGCCCGAGCAGAACGGTGTCCGCCGGCCGGGTCCCGAGGGCCTGTGCGGCAAGGCGTGGGCCGTGTTCGACGCCGAGTCGAAGCGCCTGGGCCAGCCGGTCACCATCGGTGACGCGCTGAAGGTCGGCGAACCGCAGAGCCTCAACGCGGGCAACATGCGCACCGAATACGCGCGCTGGAAGAAGTTCCATGGCCTGACCGGCGCGGTCGCCAAGCCCGCTGCCGCCCCGGTGCCGGCTCCGGCTGCTCAAGGCGCCACGGCCTAAGAGCCTGCGGTACACTGGTACCGCGCAACAGGGCAAAGGCGCTTCGGCGCCTTTGTTTTTGATTGCTCCGCAACCCGCCTCACGGCCACTTATCGGAGTCTGCATGCAGCTGAACAGTCAGCCCATGGAACACATTGATGTCGCGTCGGGAGACGTACTTGATGTCCATTCTATCTTCTACACCCTGCAAGGTGAAGGCCCCTTCACCGGCCGCCCCGCAGTGTTCATTCGCTTGGCGGGCTGCAACTTGCAGTGTCCAGCCTGTGACACGGACTACACCAGCGGGCGTGAGAAGCGAAGCGTGACCAGCATCATTGCCGGCGTACACAACGCGGCACCCGACAGGGCAGCGCGACCACTTGTGGTCATCACGGGCGGCGAGCCTTTCCGTCAAAAGATCTACGGCCTGTGCCACGACCTTCTGCGCGAAGGCTACACGGTGCAAATCGAAACGAATGGCACGTTGCCGCCACCCAACCCGGTATTCGGAGATCTCTGTTCGACCGACTTGACGGACGAGAACGTGATCTTCATCGTATGCAGCCCCAAGACGGGTCGCGTCAATCGATACCTGGAACCACTGGTGGCCGCGTACAAGTACGTTCTCGATGCCGACAGCGTGAACGATGACGACGGTCTGCCGATTCTGGCCCTGGGCCACACGGCCCACCCGCACGTCGCCCGGCCGCCTGTTGGCTTCCTGGGGCCGGTGTACTTGCAGCCGGCCGACATGCAAGATGAGGCACTGAACAAGCGCAACCGTCAAGCCTGTGTCATCCTCGCTATGAACGCACCGGACCGTTTCACGGTTCAGCTTCAGACACACAAGATCCTCAATCTCGAATAAGGTCACCACATGTGTTCAATCATTGGTGCAGTCTTGTACCGTCAAAGCGGGCTGCCTTGGGAATTGGAATCGCTGCTGCGTGTCACCTGGGGTAACAGCCTGCGCCGGGGTCGCGACGGGCGCGGGTTTGTGGCTCGTACTACCGATATCGAAGGCCGCGTCAAAATAGGGTTGAAACGGTCCGTCGTTCGGCGCGAGCATTTCCCGGACATCTACCCGCACATCCCGCCGTTCACCACGTCGTTTGACATGGTGGGCAACCAGCGGGCGGAGCCGACTACCGAGTTTGTCCAAGACAAGCAAGAGTTCGATCAGCAGCCGTATTCGCACAGTGGTTGGCATGTTGTGCACAACGGCACTATCGCCAACGACAAAGAGCTGCGTACGGGTGACGTGCCCACAAGCATCGACAGCGCGGCTATCGTCGAAGTGCTGGCAAGCGTGTCGCCGAACACAACGGCCTTCGCCAGTGCGATCCGGAAGTTGAAGGGTTCGTATGCAATCCTTGCGATGCATGACAGCCTGCCGGGCGTCATGTTTTCAGCCTGTAACTACCGCCCTATCTGGTACGTGCAGACGCCAAGCGGCTTTGTGTTTGCTTCAGAACGCGGTGCATTCCCACAAGGTTACGTTCCGCAGATGCTGCGACCGTACAGCGTGGCGACGTTCGGGTGCACGGGCACGGTCGAACGCGTTGCGCTGCTGGAACCTGTCGTTGACGGCGAAGCCCGCAAATCGCTCAAGACAGCGCTGGTCGTGTGCAGCGGCGGCCTGGACAGTGTGGTTAGCGCGGCGGCCATGCAGAAGCGGGGCTATGAGCTTCACCTGATTCACTTTCAATACGGGTCGCGTGCGCAAACGCCCGAGCTAGAAGCGGTGCGCAAAGTGGCAAAGCACTTGGGGGCTGACTTCGACATCGTGCCTCTGCCGATTTACCGCAAGCAAGACAGTCCGCTCCTGGACCCCGACAGCAAGGTGGCAGGCGGCGAGGCGGGCGCCGAATTCGCGCACGAGTGGGTGCCGGCACGGAATACGGTGCTGCTCGCCATGGCGGTCGCATTTGCCGAAGCCAGGGGCTACGAAACGATCGTGCTGGGGAACAACCTGGAAGAAGCCGGGGCGTACCCCGACAACGAACCGGAGTTCATTGCCCGCTGGAACGATCTGCTGCCGTTCGCTGTGGGTGACGGCAAACGCATGCGCATCGAGATGCCTGTCGGCAACATGATGAAGCACGAGATCGTCGCACTGGGGCACGAGTTGGACGCGCCCATGGACATGACGTGGTCGTGCTACAGGGCCGGGGCGCTGCACTGCGGGTCGTGTGGGCCGTGCTACATGCGTCGGAAGGCGTTCGCGATCAACGGGCTTCCCGAAGTGATCAACTACCAGGATGAGCAAGATGTATAGATCGACTAAGACGTATGGGCATGACCTGGGCCTGTCCGCCTGCTTCCGCCAGTGGCGAGCTCAGTCGCACTGCAACCTTTTGCATGGGTACGCGCTGGCGTTTACCATCACGTTCGACTGTGACAAGCTTGACGAAAATGGGTGGGTGATGGACTTTGGCGCACTGAAGCCTGTCAAGACGGAGATCGAACGGCTATTTGATCACACTGTGCTTGTTGCGTGCGATGATCCTGAACTGAATCGATTCGTGGCGCTGAACAACGCCGGTATGATTCAGTTAGTCGCTGTTCAGCGCACGGGGTGCGAAGCTTTTGCCAAGCTGGTATTCGACAACGTGAC